AACCTGCACAGACAAGCACGATTTGCTCAACGGACATTGTTGGTCTCCATGCGTTCGATTACCTGGGCCAACTTCATGCACCGACGCATGAGGTTTCTGATCGTGTCGGCAGCCTGTTCGTGGAGTAGCCGCGAGTCGTCGTCGATGTGGTCCATCCACGCTTGCAAGGCACACATATCCGCCACAGTCATCGGTGCCGGGAGTTCGGGCAGCTGGTCTTCACTCATGCGGCACCGCCTTCCAGCGGGCGAAGCGTGCGATTCTGGTTCTCTTCCCACGTCAGCCATCCCTTGCGGCGCAGGGGCCACAGGTGGCACCAGGCACCGTTGGGCGAAGTGAAGCCGAAGTGCTGGCACAGTTCTCGAACAGAGCAGCAGTAGCCGTTTTGCTCGCGGAACGCTTTGACGAACAGGAAGATCTGCTGCTGGCGTTCCGTGGGCGGTCGTCGTTCTAGGGTTGTTGTCATTGGTCCTCATCCTTGAGTTTGATTGCGATGGCAAGTTCGGCGGCCTCACGCGGTCGCCTGTACGGGGCGGGCTGGTACTCGTTGAGCCAGACCTTGGGCGGCGGTTTCTCCTCTGGGCGGTTGCCTGTCGTGCGGTTCGTGCCGCCGTGGTCTTGGCACCTCCCCAGCCAGCGGACGATGAACGCACGCCAGTTCCGCTTCCCAGCCTTGGACGGGTGTGCCTTCAGCCAGGCGGTTGCCTTGGCGAGTTCTTGGTCGAGCACGGCACCGGGATAGGCTTCCGCCCACTCGGAGCGGTCTGCGTCCGTGATCCGCTGCCATCCTGCGTCAGCATTCCAAGAAACGGCGTCTGGGTGCTGCGAGCGTTTCCGCCGCTTCGGCGGTTCGCTCGTAGCTACCGGCGCAGCCGGTTGTATTTCTTTTTCTGTCCTGTCCTCTCCTCTCCTCTCCTGTGGTGACGGTGGTGCGTCACACCCCTGTGACGGTGCAGCGTCACGCGAGCGCCCCCGGTACGAATCCTGCCGCCGGGCGTGCATGGCACGGGCCTTGGCAGACCCTGAAAACCTGCGGTCCCAGCCCTCAATCACGATGTTTCCGCTGGCAAACGAGACCCAGCCAACCTTCTCCACAGCCAGCCAAAAGGCTTCGTCGCCACCAGCGACCGCTGCAACCCGCTTAGGTGTGGCACGGATCGTGCCGTCTGGGGAGTTCAGCGCAGCCCAGGACCACAGCTGCACAAGACGCCAGCAGACCACCTCCACGGGCAGCCCCGTTTCGTCCACCAGTTCGAGCACCTCGGGCTTCGTGCCCAGGTTGCAGTCAAGGGGAATCCACTCACCGGCCATTGTTTGCCTCCGACAGCAGCGGAAACAACTTCTGGCCGTGGTGATCCCTTGCGTCCAGCGGCTTTAGCGTGAGCGGATGAATTTCAAAGCGGAGCAGCAAAACCATCTGGTCAGGCGTTATTTCCTTGCTATCCCACTTAATCCACAACGAGTCTTCTGGAGATGTTTTTTCAAACTGAAGCAGGTGGTAGCCGTAATGGCGCACCTGCACCCATCTTTCAAACACCGGGTCCCAGACCTTGCGGCGCTTGCCAGCCAAGTCTTTAGTAGCGCCGCGCCGAGTGTGCATATTCCCAAAAAAGTTCTTCAGATAGCCGCTCAGAATGGCAAACGTGGAACGCTGAGCGTCAGACGGAAAGGCACCGTACTCCTTGACCTCAATCGTCATGTAGCACTGAGCGCTTCTGTCGCCGTTCTCTTTGAACTTGTGAACCACGCGGCGGTCACAAAAGTGGTCTTCGTCGTAGATGTTGATGCCATCTTCGGAACGAAGGTCGCCCCTTCCGCGAAGCCATCTTCCGAGAGCGGTTTCCATAGTCATTTCGCACTTGCAGTTAGGGCAGTGCATGCGGTTACTAAACGGCCTGGTCATCCATGACCTCCTTTATTCGTGAAGAAGCGTTGGCGAAATTGGCTTCGTCAATCTCAAACGAAGCCCACTTTCTGCCGGACTGAATGCAGGCAACCGGCGTAGTGCCGCCACCGCAGAAAGGATCAACAACAAAGCCGTCTTCCTGAGTCAGCAGGTCGATGAAATAGCGGGCCTCGGAAACGGCTTGCTGCCAGTCGTGGTGCGATTTTTCGCGGGCACCTGTCACCACGTCGGTAATGAACGTTTGCTTGTCGCCGCGCGTCTCTTTGACGAACCACACGATTGGCTTCCACCCAGCAACGATGCCGTATTCGGTCATCCTCGCCTTCGCCTCGCTATGAAAACAGCCGCACGTCCACCAGTAGCGAAGATGTTTAGACAGGTCAGCGAGAACGTCAGGCAGTTGGATATGTCCGACGTAGGCGATCAGGCTTCCGCCTGGCCGAAGCACTCGAGCAGCAAATGCACCAAGGCCGTCGTACAGTTCGATTGCCTTTCGGTCGTAAGGCGGATCGGTAAAGATCAGATCAACCGAAGCGTCGGGGATCTTGTCGCCGATCTTGCGGAAGTCGCCAAGGTAAAGGCCGTCAACGTCCTGACGCTTGGAGATCGCCACAACCTTCTGTGCTTCGCGCTTGGCTGCCGTCTCTTGTTCCTTCAGGTCGCGCACGACTCGGTTGATCGACACCTCGCCAGTTCGCAGCTTGGCGACTGTCTCGGCGTCAACCTTACCAGCCTCTTCGGCGGCAACGATCTTCTCCACCTTAGATACCGTGTTTGAAGAAACGCCCGCTGCCTTAGCGACTTCCTCTCGCGTGTCGATAAGGTTCGGAGATTTCTCCGAACCTTTTTTGCCCCTGCCTTCGCTTTGCTTTTGATTACTCTTCGCCCTGGCCGCAATCGTCTCTTTCAGCCGTAGCGCCAACTGCGTGCGAACATAGGCCGCTAGGTTGCGCCTGCCAAACTGATTGCGGATGATCCACTCTTCGGCGTGGCTGCGGTCGTCAAACCGCATCTCTTCGATGTCGAACGGCAGCTCCAGCCGCGTGCAGATCTCGTAGCGGTTATGGCCGTCCAGAAGCGTTCGCGGCCAGTCCTCACGAAAGTACGTTTCTCCGTCATCGCCGTACCAAGCAGCTTCGCCAGCAAGCGATCCGTCCAGGGAACCGTCGTCAATGCTGTCTGGGGCGCTGTATGTAATCGCCTCTGTGCATCCATTTGGCGTCCACAGATCTGGCACCCACACCACCAGCGGGTCGCGTGCGCCGCCGTGCTCGATGATGTTCTCTTCAAGTTGCTGCCGTTCCTCCGCAGACAGCGGCGGGATAAGTGCGGCAAACTCGGCGTCGATCTGGATGTCTTCAAATACCTGCGGCATAGATGCCTCCTTGCGTTATGTGATGTGGCTGCCGTGCCACTCTGCCTTGTCTGTCAACGTGTATTAGCCCCGTTACGTGGGGCACTCGATTCAGTCAGCCTTCGGAGTTTGGCCCTGAACTGCGGTGGATTTCGGCCTCTCCCGCTTGGCCGCCGTTCCCGCTGACGATGATCTGTTGCGGGTTTTGCCCTTCGGCTGGGCTTGTGCCTTCTTCTTCATTTGCTTCCACGTCGAGTGCCACGGCATCGCTGGGTTCCTTCCATTTCGCTGCGTCGTCAAGGGTGTTTTTTGCAAACGTGTGTGCGTGCATAAGTCGGTTCGTCCAACGTCCATCCCAAGCCTCACGGTCGAGTGCATCCACAAGCATCATCACCGTGGCGTAAAGCCACTTGGCGTGGTGCTGCACCTGCTCCTGAGTGAGCATGGGCACGGGATCGGGAACGCCGGGGACGGTTCCCGGCGCGACAGCTGAACGTCGCGCCGGGCCGGTCTGCCGCAGTTCCCACTCGTTCCACTCGGCAGTGGTTGGCGGGTGGCCCTCGTTGATGCTCTTGCATGGGGTGGTTCGGAAGTTCATCGGGCCTGTGCCTCCGCTGCGACCTCTGCGGCGTCGAAGTGCTCGGTGCCGTTGTCGAGAGCCTCGGCCTTGTCCAAGCAAGCCTTCGCCAACTCGTCCGCTTCCCACTTGGTCAGCGACTTGTCAGCCAGGCGTTCGGCCACCTTGCGCCGGATGTCATCGAGCCGGTCGAGAGTCTTGGCTCGAACGATGGACTGCATCGCCTTCTGGTACACGCTCGGCTCTGTCGCCGCTGGGGGCTCTGGCTGCGTCACAGTGACGGCTTGCGTCGGGGCAGCCTGCGGGTAGTCCTGTGCTTCCTCTGCCGTCACAAGCCCACGCAGGCAGTCGGCAAAGGCATTGCGAAGGGCGAAGCCACGGGCACGCAGGGCAAGCATCCGCTCGGGATACTGGCTCCACGGGCCAGACTTTCCAGCGAGGCCCGCCCGCTTGGCATCGGCCATGCTGAACCGGCTGATCGTCGGTGCTGGGTAGCCTCGACGCTTGGCTTCACAGACAGCCGTGAGCGTGTCGCCCTGACCTTCGGTGTATTCCTTGACGTACTCACACACGGGGCTGCTCTGCACCAGGGCTAGGGCAGCATCGCCCCAGACGCACGGGCGACCGTTGATGACAGCAATGCTTTGCAGGCTCTGCATGGGGGACAGGCCAAGCTCGGCACCGTGCTGACCAGCAAGCAAACACGCCTCGGGCTTGCCCTTGAAATCCTTCGGTGCGAAGTCGGTCTTCGCCACCATCTGCCAGAACCGCCATGCGTCGTCGAACGTGGCGAGAGCCAACCCTCTCGCTGGTGCCGTGTTGGTGCTGATCTCCGTGCTCATCTTTCGTGTCCTTTCGTTGTCTTTCGTCCTG